AGCCGTCTGCGGGAATTTCTGTCCGACTGGATAACACCGCCCGTTACAATTATATCGCCTGCGTTGACAAGTATGTCACCGTCAAAATACCCCGCACACATGGTATTGCTGTTCGGGAATGTGGGGGTGCTCCTGCAACTTCCGTAAATTCCACTGCCGCCCATCGGGGCAAGCCCGGCGATGGCGTTGCTGAACATGTCCGCCTTGATATACACGCAGGTTTTCCTGCTCCAGGTATCGTCATAGCCAAGCCTTATCTCAGCCAGGCTGTCGCTCCATTTCATGCAGGCGTTCTGAATATCAAAGCCGCCCACTTTTCCGCCGTCCTCGACGAACACCTTGCCGTATATCGTCGCATTCTGCGTGACGATGCTGCCGTCCTCCAATATCTTGAAGTTGCCGTTGGCCGTGACGATTCCCTCCAATTGTATGTTGGCGGCCTTTATCTTCACACCGTCCTGACCCGCTCCGACAAATGATTTCAGATTACCGTCCCCGTCGATGGCGTACAGACCCGACACCTTGGAAGTGGTGATAAGCCCCGTCTCCTCCAGCATGTTCTCGTCCTTGTCGAACACGGCAGCGGAGATTTTCACAAGACGCTCGCTCTGCTCGAACAACGTGCGGTAGCGGTGCGTCAGCGCCTCGTACTTGTCGGTGCTGAGCACCAGCATATACATGTAGATGTCACCGTCAAACTCCAGACGGAAGTCGCCCGTTCCGTTCCACAGGCCGTTTCCGGTATATTGCACATAGCCTTCGGTCTCCGCAATCTCCTCGCTTATCTCCATGCTGTTGAAGTTGGCGAAGCCTGTCTTGTCCACATTCTCGAAGCGGACCTTCAGCGTGCCGACCTTGGCACAGCGGTAGAAGAATGTCAGATACACAGGCAGGGCCTCTTTCTGCCCCTCGTCATTGGTCGGGAACGTGGGCACATAGCGCAGGTTCCCGTGTTTCTGCAGTATGTACTTGTTGCGTATGCGCACCACCGTGCGCCCCATGTCCGTGACCACGCTTGCGCCGTTGCCTTTTTTGGAGAGCACGTTGCCGTTGGCCCATATCCACTTGTTGCCGACAAGGAAGAACACGGTCTCGTTCTCGGAGTTCCATTTCTCCAGCCCCGATGTGAACGTGGGGTTGTTCAGGTAGCCTTTCTCGCTCAGGAAGTCGTTCCGCACGCTGTCTATCGCGCTCTGCACCTTCCCCTCCGTTATCTCCAGCTTGGTCTTGATGTCCTCGCCGGTGGAAAGCAGGAACGTGCCGCGCAGATACACGTTGTCGGCATACAGGCCGTTGCCCTTCGGCTGGTTATCCAGTGGAAAGCGGTCGTCCTTGATGTCGTTAAGGTTGCCGAGCCTTGCACGCAGGGCGTGGTCAAAGTTCTTGGCGTTCACTCCGTCCAGCACGTCCACTCTCGGGTGGCCGTCCTCCGAGGCGGAGATGAGGACGAGGTTCTGGCGGTTCGCCGTCTCGGTGTTGCCCATAAGCACACACTCGTCGCCCTCTTCGGGCTGTGCGGTCTCAAACTCGGATTTCTCCACAAGTATGCCACCATTCGCGATGCCGGCCACTTCCACCCAGTAGGCTTTCTGCGACGTGCCGGTGAACACCTGGCAGCGCATCAGGTCGTGCGCCACGAAGGTGTTCTCCTGCTCGAAGGTGATGTGCCAGTAGTCGCCCTGCTCCCGCACCGTCTTTATCTTGCCGTTGGCCGCGCTGACGCAAATCTGTCCGCCCACGCTGCGCACCTTGTTTATCAGCAGTTCAAAGACATTCATCACGCGCCTCGCAGTTATCTTGTCAACTATCAGGTGCGACAGCATGTCCTCGTCAAGGCCGATTTGCCAGCCGTTGCCTGTCATGCCACTGCCGCCATAGTTGGCGCTGCGCAACAGTTCGCGCACCACAAGGGTAAGCAATTCGGCATTGCCCTTGCCATCGATGCGCCCATTCTCTTCCAGTCCGATACCGATGCCTTCCTCGAAAGTGATTTTCTTCTTCGCACGGTCGTTGCGTTTCTTGCTGATGAACTCCTGCTGGCTCCGTCTTGCGGAGAAAATGTTGTTGTCGGTCGGCTGCGTGTCGTCCCACGAGCGTATGATGTCGGGCAGGGCCACGCCCTCTGTCCTGGACTTAGTATAGTTCTTCAGCTCTCCGATGCTGTCGTTCACCTTGTCAAGTGCGCCTGTCTGCAGGGCGTCGCTGATTTCAAGGTCCATCTGGCTTGGCAGGTTCGCCTTGCGCGTTATCTTGGTGATACGGCTCTGCCGGTAGCCGTTCTCCGGGAAATACTTATCGCTCACAAGCCGGACACGCCTGCCGACATGGAGCACGGCATTGTTCTCCTCTACCCACACATGGTCGGTCGGAGCCTTATAGACGCTGATGTCCTTCCAGTGCTCGGCATTGTACTTCTCCACCGCATTCAGGAACTCCTCCTCCGCTATCGGGTAGTACTCGTCGGGCATGCGCACGTTCCACAGGATATAGTGGTCGCCCACTTTGGGCACGAGCTTTCCTCCGGGCAGCTGGGTGTCGTCATCATACGGCCAGATGGTGATTATCTCGAACTCGCGTGTCTTGCTGTCGAAGTTCACCTCGAAATAGTGGTCGTCATCGGTACCGAGTCCGGCAAGCTCACCGTCCTGGAACGAGACGCGCTTGGTCTCGTCTGCCAGTTCATAGTCGTTGGGATCGAAGTTCAGCGTCTCGTCCCTGAAGTAGTAGATAGTGAACGCGTTGCCGTCATCGTCCTTGACATTCTCGCTGCGCACACTGCTCACCTCACCGGTGCGTCTTGGATAGATGCCGCTGAACGCGTCTTTCTCGTAGTGGTCATAGATGCCGTACTCGTCGGTGTGCAGTTCCACATACTGGCGGCCGCCGGGCAGCATCAGACGGCTGTGGCCGTATTTCTCCGCATCGATGTTGCGGGTGCTGCCTATCGGGAACAGGCGCGTGTAGAACTTGTTGGTGTTGTCAGTGTCACGCTCCAGGCTCGTCAGTCCGTTGCCGTACCCCAATATTATTTCCTCGCCGTGCTCGCATCTGCAGATGTTCACGGTCTGCCCTTCCACCCACCACTCGGCACTGCCGCCCACTTTCTCGGCTATCTCCTTCAGTGCCTCGTCGCAGTACTTGCCCTCGTAGTCGATGACAATGAGGTCGGTGCCGCCCACCTGCCCCACCTTCCAGTCGGTGGTGTGCCCCATGCCGTTGTTGATGCACTTCACCACCATCGCCACATGCTCTCTCGGAGTGGCGGTGAGGGTGAACACGGGCTCGGCATTGTTGTCTGTGGTCTCCAGCACGAGGAAACGCTTTATCAGGCTCTCGATGCCGTAAAATTTCACGTCATACGACCACTCGCCATCGCTCTTCTGGGCAGGGGCGTATTTCTCGGTGAGCCAGTAGCGCTCGCCCTCAAAGTCCACATAGTCGTTCACATCGAGGGGTATGTGCTCGTAATGGGTGAAGGAGAGCGTCAGCACGTTGTCGCCCTGAACCTCCTTCTGCTGGGTGCTGCCGTCACCGGGCGAGATGTCCGTCCGGGCGGTGCCGTATTTGTCGTATATCGTCAGAACCATATAGGAATGCTGTTTGAATGTCATTAGATGATGGGGACAGGCTCGCGGAACTTCACCTTGAACTTGCCGGCGTTCACACCCTCCTTCCACAGGTAGGTGAGCGGTGTGAACTTGGGGCTCTCGCTGTATTTCACATGCAGGGTAAGGTCAAGCTGCGTGAATACGATGTCCAGCCAGCCGCCCTTGCCCTGTTTCAGGAAATTGATGAACGAGAAGTATTTCCGCAGCCAACCCGCCTGTGTCTTGTCATACAGGGCGAAGTTGAGCGTGATGTCCCTCGGCTCGTTTCTCGGTGTAAGTGTGGCGGAGTATTTCTCGCCCTGCTCCTCGCGTATGCTCACGGCGGTGTCCTTCTTCGTCTTGCTCGGGGTGAGTATGGCGGAGAGGTTATCCATTCCGCCTCGTTTGTCCTCTACGAGGAACACGCCGTATTCTTTCCAGATGTCGGTGCCGTTCACCAGCACCAGCCCTCCAAGTATCTTGTCCATGTCATTTTACTTTTAGTCCGTCCCTTACTATTTTTCTGATGTCCTCCTTTATCTCGCCAAGATGCCCCGCGCTCGTACCGGTGTTCTCGGCAATCCGGGCAAGGTGGCTCTCGGCAAGGTTCATGCGGTCGGCCACGGTCTCCAGACGCTCGTCCATGCTTGACCAGTGCTGCAGTCCGCTGGTGAACATGCCCTCCAGTTTCGTGCCCTGGTCCTGCGTCATGGCGGTAAAGCCTCCGGACTTCGCGCTCTGGCTGGTACCGCCCGTGTCCTCGTAGCCGGTGACCTTCGCCCACTCGTCCCTGCGTTTCAGCCCTTCCGCCACTATCTCGTCATAGCGGCGGTTGAAGTCCTCGATGTCCTTTTCCGTCAGCTCGCCGTTCTTGTCGGAGATAAGCTGTGCCCAGTCATCGTACAACTGCTTCAGCTCACCGTTGATGAGGTCTTCCATGGAATAGCTCAGCAGGCCTTTCTGCATGTCCGTGGCGAAGTCCTCGGCAAAGTCCTTGGAGGTTTTCTTCATGTCCATCAGGTTGGAGATGAAGCTGTCCTTCATGCTGTCGAAACTTATCTGGGTGATGGTCTCGCGCCAGCTGTCGGTCAGTTCCTCTATCTTTCCTGCCTGGTCCGCGTAGTCCTGCAGCTTGTCCAGCACATCATTTCCATAACCGCCCTTGCCGGTGTTCTTGATATACTCGGCTATATCCACATTGGAGAGGAGTTTCTTCATTTCCTCCGGTGTAAGGCTCCAGATGCTGCCGTCGAAGTTCTCCTTCACGTTCTGCCTTATCCATGCCGTCTGATCATCTGAAAAGCCGTTCCAGTAGTAGTTCCAGCTGTGATGGTGCTTCCAGTAGCCTGCCTGTGCCTGCGCGATGCCCAGGTAGTTGGCGTTGGTCTCCTCCTGGTTGCGCTTGGCCTGCTCGTAGGCATCGGTGGCTTTCTGACCGTAGCTTTTCTCCATCACATCGGTCAGGTCCTCGATGGCGTTCTGCAGGAGTTCCGTGCGCTCGGTCAGATTCTCTATGGTCTTCTTCACCTCTTTCTCGTTGCCGTTCAGGCCGAAGAGGTCGTCTATGCCGAACCACCCGGCAATGCCGCTGAGCAGCCCCTGCACGATGTTGCCCACGTCCTTGATGACATCGATGATGATTTCGGGAAGTTCCTCCACCACCTTGTTTATCGTGTCGGCCACCTTGTCAAGCAGGTCGTTGATAAAGCCTTTCGGGTCATCGCCCAACGCGTCGAGTATTTGGAGTATGGCACCGACGATGCCGCCCACCTTTCCGCCCAGCTCGCCCAACGACTTGCCGATGCCGTCAGAGCCTTTGGAAAGCGAGGTGATAAGTTTGGTGATGCCGTTGGCAAAGCCGTACAGTGAGCCGTCCGACATCTCGTTCAGGTAGCTGGTGAAGTTCTTGATGCCCTGCGCCGCCGCGTTGGTGTTGTCGGTGAGGGTTTTCCGTGCCTTGTCGCTGGCCTCCTGCGCCTCGTTCTGTGATGCTGCCGTCGCATCGACCTTGCCCTGCGCTATGTCCACCGCTTTCTGTGCGATTTCCTTTGAGGCATCGTCGGTGGCATCGGCAAGGTCTTGCTGCGCCTGTTCCAAATCGGTCACGGCCTGCGTGTGGGCGTCGGTTTTCTCGCGGAGCGTGCGCACGCTGTCCTGATAGGCTTTCACGTTCTTGGCAATCGTGTCCCATATCTTGAAGTTGAAGGCGCTGGTGCTGTTGCCACCGGTCTCGTCCTTCAGTTTCGCCTGCAGGTCGGTATATACCTTCTTGTTTTCCGCCGAGAGTTTCTTGAACTCGGAGGTCTGCATGTACTCCTCTATCTTGGCGAGTGTCTCTTTCGCAACGTCTTTGAGCACGTTGCCGACACCCTCGAAAGTGGTGCTCCAGTCTATATTCAAGGCGAGGTTCTGGGCATTGGTCTGACTGACGGCAGCATCACGCTCCTTTTCGAGCTTGCGGACTTGCCACCGCTTTTCCTCCGCCGTGCCGTCGCCCTCGTTCACCTCGCGTATCTTCTCGGCGTATTCCTTGGCGATGGCGTATTTCTGCTCCTGGAGCGTACCATACTCGCGCAGGTAGTCCACCATGGCCTGGAGCTCGTTCTTCAGGGATTCCTTGTCGATTTTCTCCAGACCCTTGCGCTGTTCCTCCTGTGCCAGACGAAGCCGTTCCGCAAGGGCTTCACCCTGCTCCTCCGTGAGATTTCCACCCTGCGCATCGCGCCACTTGGCCTCCTGCGCCTTTATCTCGGATTCCTCTTTCTGGTAGTTGAACTTTATCTGCCGGATTCGCTTGGCACTGCCCTCAGCCATCTGGTCGATGCTTTCCTGCTCGTTCTCCTGACGGAGCCGCGCAAGTTCCTCGGCCCGCTTTTGCCCGGCCGCCTTCTCGCGCTCCAGTTCTTTCTGCCGGTCCTTGTCTCCGTTGCCACCAATCGGCTTGTGTTCGGGCCTGGAATGGCCGCCTATATTGCTGTTCTTGCCTATCTCGCCCATTTCCTTTGTCAGGTCCTCCGCCTGTTTGAGCAGGTCGTCACGGAGTTTCTCGGCATCGGCGATGGCCTGCTCCTTGTTCTTCTCATTCTCTTCCTTGATGATGGCCGACGCGTCTATCTGGCCTTTGGACTCTCCTTGCGCAAAATAGAGGAGAGACTTCTTGAACCACCCCATGGAGCCATCGACATCATCTGCATCGGTCGCCTTCAGCTTGTTCACCTTGTCGTCGGCTTCCACGGCCTTGTTGACCAGTGCCTGTGCCTTGGCCTGCAGGAAGAGCATCTGGATATAGTCGGCCGCTTTCTGCGTGAGGACATCGTACCACTCGGCAACGGTGTCATAGTAGCCGAAAGCCTCGCCGTACTTGCGGTTCAGTTCCTCGGTCTTCTTCTTTTCCTCCTCCTTGCTGCCGGTGAACTCCTTCAGCTCGCGAATGGTGTTGTCTATCTCGAAACGGGTCTTTATCATCTGCGCCCTGCCCTCGCTCTCCACCTCGATGAGATCCTGCGCCTTCTGCCGTGCCTCCTCCTGCGCATCGCTGTATTTGTTGAACAGGACTATCAGGCCGGTGATGACGGCGGACAGACCCAACGTGAGGGTCGCCATGAGCGCAGACGCCGCTGCGGTGGAGATGCCGAGCGATGCCGCCAGCCTTGCATTGGCCGCCGTCAGCAGGTTCTTCATCTTCACCACCGTCACCAGTCGGAATGCGGAGTCTTTGTTCAGGGTGTTGAACACCTGCTGCAGACCCATCGTGACGGCCATGACAGACTGCACCCTCGCCTGTATCTTGGCAAGGTTCTCGTTCTCGGAGGCGAACAGCGACACGGCACCGGTAGCAGCGGTAAACATGCCGGACAGACCGCTGATACCGGACATGAATCCCTGCAGATTTGCATCGTCATTGGAGAGTATCTTGGTCTGGGTATGGAGGTCGGAGATGGTATCGGACAGCAGGGCTGCCTTCTCCGCCATCTCGCGGTACTCTTCCGTGTCCTGCTTCCCTTCCAGACGCATCTTGGCCATCGCGTTCTGCAACTCGCGCAACTGCATGGCCAGACGCTTGTTGCTCTCCCGGTTTTCCTCCTGCTCGCGTGTGAGGCTGGCGAGTATCAGTTTCTCTTCCTCCAACGCTTTCTTGGCCGCGTTGAGTTCGGCGAGGGCTGCGGACTGGGCGTTTCCGGGGGCTGCGTTCTTGTAGGCTTTCTCTAATTCCTTGATACAGGACGTGGTGTACTTCACCAAGTCCTTGCTCTCGGCGATACGCTCGGCAAGGGTCTTCTGCGCCACTGCCGCCGTGGTGCTGGACTCGGAGAGCTTGCCATGCTCCTTCTCCAAGTCGGACACGGCCTTTTCCGCCTGGCGGTGCTGTTTCTCCAGATAGACGAGGGTATTCCGTTCCTCGTCCAGCACCTTACGGCAAGCCATGACATCGGCGGCGAGTTCCTTCTGGGCGGTACCTGGTTTCATGCCTGCAAGCTGCCGCTCCATACGGCTGAGGTCCGAGGCCACACCGTCAATGACCTTGTGCTGCTCGGCTATCTTGGCGTTCACCAGCTCGGCCGCTTTCTTGGCATTGTCGATGAGGGTGTCGATATGCGCGTTGGCATTGTCGATACCGTCACTCAGTTTGTCCTTCATCAGGAACTCTATCTCTACGGGCTTGCTCATGCTTTCAATTCAGTTTACTTTGAAAAAATCCTGCTATGTCCTCGGCTTCCTCCTCGGCGGTCTTGCCGCTGTCGAGTCTGCCGGCTTTCTTCTTGATGTAACGTGGGGCGTCGCACAGCATCATGATGAGGGTCTGGTAATTCACGCCGTGGAGTATGTAATCCACGCTCCAGCCTGTCGCGCTGGCTATCTGCCACACGAATCCGAAAGGGCTATGGGAACCTTCATACTCGGTCCTTAACTCCCCTTCTTTCCTTGGCTCAGTCTCAGCTTCATCGGATTCGTCCGTTCCGCGGATCTGATAATACTCATAAAAGGGCCTGTGCCCATCAGTCGCTCGAACTGCTCGGTGGCGGCCACCTGGTACCAGTACGCCACGAAGTTGCGCACGAGCCACGCGGTCAGCCCCACAAACAGATGGCGGGATATATACCCCCTGCACACGGTGTAGGCGATGATGCGCGACAGGCGCTTGCCGTGTCTGGCCATGAAACGCATCTGCTCCAGCTTGGGCAGTGTCCGCACCTCCTCTGCCGTTGTGTCCATCTCCAGATACTGCCGCCCGATTTCTATCTGCCCTGCCAATGTGGGGCGTTTCATGGTGATGCGCACCTTCAGGGGTTTCTTGCGGAACGGCAGCCGTATGTCCTTAAACGGCACGGAGACACCCCTGTCAAGGAGTGCTTCCGCCGCTTCTTTTTCGATTGCTCGGTTCATGCGCTACTCCCCTGGTTTGGTATCGGCCACATCATAGGGAGCACTGCCGTCATCAGGCGCGTTCACCGTCAACTGGCACTCTATCTTGGAGACTTCGGTCAGGGTGAGCTTGCCTCCGAGGTTGGCCATAAGGGTGGCACTCGGTATCGTCACTGTCTGCCCGCTCTTCAGCTGAATCTCACACTTGTCTCGGAGTTCCACAAGGTCGGTCGGGGCTTTCCAACCGGTATAGGCTCCTTGCGTGCCGACAAGCGTTCCACCAAGGGCGAGCTGGAGGTTCTCGTAGTCCAGCTGTATGAGGTTGAACGTGGGGGCTATCGTACCGTTCTTCGTGACGAGGGTCAGCACGGGGGCACCGGGCACCTGTTCGGCTTCCACATCGACCTTCTCGGGCTTGGCTCCGCCCCAGTCCCAACTGCCTTTCTCTATATAGCCGACGGTCTTGTCTCCAAACTTTACGACACCTATGCCGTACATGAATTTCTTACTTTCTGCCATATTCTTTTTGTTATGATTGTTAATACTGTGCCGGTCGCCACTCCGACAATAAAGGCGATGAGAAGCATCTTCCACGGATTTGAACTGCGTTCTTTTTCCGTTCTGGCTTCATTCTTCTGTTGCTCCAATGCTTTCTTGTAGCTCGCCATTTGGCGTTCATAGTACTCGCACTGGCGTTGCAGACTGTCGCAAGTGGCATACACAACGATGGTGCCACCTTTGTTCTGCACGGTTGCGCTGGCTCGTCCGTTCTTGGCTCGGTACTCTGCCTTTTCGGGTAGGTTAGTCAGTTCCGCCAGAGGTATCTCCAGTTTGGCTTCCTCCTGCGGTACTGTCTCCGTCCATGTCTGACGAACCTCGCTCTGGAGGGTGTCCGCGGATTCTTGTTTCACGCTTTCCTCCGTGGCCACGCTCGCTTTTCGGCTTGTCGCGCAGCCCGACAAGAACAGGGCATTCATCATGATGCTTGCAACTGTTCGCAGTGTCGATAGCCTTCCTAAGACGCGCCATCTCGCGCTTCGAGGCTTCGAGGCATCTTCTTGTCTCATTGAGTTCTTCCTTCAATGGTTTCACGATGTTCTCTACCAAGATACGGGTGGCATGCTCGGCGTTGTCCATACGCACCGTCTCGGCATCGGCTTCTGCCTTCATCGATTCCGCTTTCGCTTTCCTTATGGTAGCCCGCAGCGTGCATATTGCAACAATGGTAGCCACCAGACCTCCGCCAAGGAGGACGTTCAGGACTTCGCTGATATTCATGCCATCCATATTTTTACTGTTGGTATATTCCTATTGACTTGAGCCACTTGGCGACATCGAAGGCTGGGCAGGCTTTATTTACGCCCGGAAGGTCGCAATGGCCTACAATCTTGATCTGCGGAAAACGCTGATGGAAGTTCCGCACATAGTCGGTCATCGCCTTCAGCTGCGCAGGGGTGCGCGTGTCCTTGGGGTGCTTCATATCCTTGGTGCAGCCACCGGCATACACCACATGACGGCTCACACTGTTGTAACCCTTGGCACCATTGGTCACTTCCCACGGATCGACCTCCGCATCTTCGTTGTTATCGACAAGACGTTCCACCTTGCCGTCCAAGTGTATCAGGTCGGTATAGCCTACCTGCTTCCAGCCACGCCCACCCTTGCTTACCGGGTCGGTGTGCCAGTGGCGTATCTCCTTAGAGGTTATCTCACGGCCTTCAGGGGTGGCTGTGCAGTGTAGGACTAAATACTTCATTCTCGCCATTACGCTTCAGCTTTATATCCGCTGGTCATTACAACACCTGCGTCTGCCTTCTTGAACATGCAGATGAAGTAGTGGCGGAAGTTCACCTTGTTGCGCTGGTACTCGGGGTCATTCTCGGCTGCGCTCCAGTACATCTTGGTGGAGCCGGTAGCCTTGAACACACGCTGTGTGTAGAATGCGAATGAGCAGTGGAAGTCACCGGCTGTCTCTCCCTTGTCGCCGACTGCCTTTTTCTCGCCTTTGGCTGAGAAGTACGGGGTGTTGGCATACTCGTAGATGTCGAATCCGTAGAGCTTGCCCACCTTGCCGGTGTTGCGGTCGATGTTGTACTGCTCCTTGAAACGCTGGTCGGTCTCCAAGAGGTCATTCACGTGGTCGGTACACAATACGAGGCGGCGGTTCGTGGTCGGAACACCCAACTTGTCGAGGGCTGCCTTCATCGCGAGCACGTCCTTGACGGTCATCTTGATACGGCCGGTGGTCGCGTCACGCTCGCCGGTAGTTGTCAGTACCGGGGTCTTGGCGGTGTTCTTCTGTGCGCAGAGGGCGTGTGCAGCCTTGGCGAACTTGGCATCGTTGATGGCGTTTGAATGGCTCTCCTTCACTCGGGCAATCTTGTCGTAGCTGATAGCGTACAACTCATCGTCGGTGATTGGTGTTACCTTTGTCTGGAACTTGTCAAGCTGAATGGCGATGTCCTTGTCATCAAGTGCCTGCAAGGGGATTGGGTAGGTGGTGTTGTTGACAAGTACGTCAGGGTCCACACCTACCTCTACCAGATGGATAACATCGTTATCGACAATGCTTGAACTGTCGGGGATGCCGTCAAGCCAAGTGCCGGCGAGGAACTCGCGGAGTGCCCTCACCAGCTCGCCGGTCCAAATCTCTTTCAGCACGCCCTCGCGTGCCACTGCCACAGGCATTGCACCGCTCACTGCAAGCGCGATGGCATTGGCACCGACGGCACCTGCCACGGGCGACACGCCCAATGCCATACCGAATACGGCTCCTGTCATCGCATTGAACAGTACAGCCGTAATCATGGTCAAAAATACTTTTGCTTTCATTGCTTTTTCTTGTTTTATTGGTTTGTACTAAAGTTCACACTCCATGCCGTACTCTTCCTTGTAGAGTCGCTTGTATTCTCCGGGCTGCTCCTTGCGGAGGGTCAAGAGTTCGCTTGACGGCACATCGCTCAGTTTCTTGTAGGCAGCCGGTTGCTGTGTTGCCGCTCCGCCCTGATGTCCGATAAAGGCACTGAGCTTCATCTGCGGAGCCATGGCTGCGACAATGCGCTCCAGTTTCTCCTTGCCGACTTCCTTGCCGAGGTTGATGAACTCGTCCTTCTTGTCGGGGGCGATGCGCTTCTCCCCTACCGCTTTCTCCACGATGGCGGTGATGCTGGCAAGCGTGAGGGTCGCCTTCTCCTGCTGGAGTTTCTCGTTCTCTTCCTTGGCAGCCTTCAACTCACCGAGCTTGGCGTTGATGTCCGCCTCAGTTGCCGTTTCCGGCAAGCCCAACTGTAGGGCAATCTGTTTCTGTTCCATTTGTTTTTGATTATTGTTGTTCAACATTGGCAAGGGACATTCGCTGTCCTTGCCGAGGGTTATCTTCTTGCCGTCTTTCTGCAGCACGATGGCATCGTCATTGGCTCCTATGTCCACCAGGCTGACCTCAAACAGTTTGCTCTTGGTGACGGTGGGGCTGGTCTGCCCCTGCACCAATAGTTCGGGGTCCTCGCTTGTCTCCAGAATGTCAAGCCCTGCGCTCACCATCTTCAGACTGCCGAACTCGTACTGCTTCTTGCAGCGCACGGAGAGTTCGGAGGCTTCATCAAACATCAGCTCGCCGGTCACCTCACCGTCCTCCACCTTCAGGTCTTTCACATAGCCTATTACGTTACCGCGCTCGTGCATGTACAGCAGCACCGGGTTGCGCTGGTACTGCTCCACGTTCATACCTGCCGTCAGCACTCTTGTGCCGTAGCTGTTCAGGCTATCGTTGGTTATTCTTACTCGTTTTCCTTTACTCATGTCGTTGCTGTTTTTGGGCTGCACCGCCCGGTTTGCGACTGCAATATTACGAGGTAAATGTCTGTCCGCCAAAAAAGTGTGCAATGGTTGCACACTTGTATGAAAGCATTGCACACTTTTTTGGAGAGCCACCGAAATCGTGGCACTTTTGCAAATGAATCGGGGCGTGGTGTGCCCTGACGTAACGAACAAAAAACCTTATCAACATGACAAAGGCAGATATTGAAAAGAAGAAGTCGCTGGCACGCACGCTCTATCTCTCGGGCATGGAGCAGCAGGAGATCGCGGAGAAGGTGGACGTGTCGCGCGTCACCATATCCAAGTGGTGTACAGCCGACGGATGGAAGGAGGCGCGTGCCGCCAAGAACATCACCCGTCCCGAACTGGTGAACAAACTGCTGCTCACCATCGACACGCTCATTACACAGGTGAATGACTCCAACGACCCGGCACTCATCGCAGGGCTGGGCGACAAGTTGGCAAAGCTCTCGTCGGTCATAGAGAAACTCGACAAGAAGGCTAACGTGGTGGACGCCATCGAGGTGTTCATGGCTTTCTCCAGATGGTTGGAGTTCCGCTCACAGACCGACCCGGAAGTTACTCCCGAACTGATGCGTGTCATCAACAAGTACCAGGACTTGTACATCACCGAGCAGATGGGCATAAAGTAACGGAGGGCAGCCTATGGCAACAGCAGCGGAAAAGAAAAAGGCATACGAGGAATGGAAAGAGCGGTGCCGGCAGGTGCAGTCCATCACGGACACATCGCTTCTCAAAAGCGAAACGCCCGTGGAGAGGGATATGCGCATCAAGCGTCTGCTCAATAATTATGCAGCGTTCTGCGAGTATTACTTTCCACATTTCCTCCAGTTGCGCGACAAGACGACCGGCGAGGTCATACGCACCATTCACAATGCGCCGTTCCACAACGAGGCGGCACGCAAGGTGCGAAACACGCCCGACCTGAAGGCGGTGTTCATGTGGCCGCGCGGTCATGCCAAATCGACGCACCTTGATGTTTTCACGCCGCTCTGGTTGATGTTCCAACCGAAGCGGCTCATCAACTTTATGGTGGTCGTGGGCAAGTCGGAGGATAATGCCGACCGACTGCTCGGCGACATTCAGGCGGAGTTGGAATACAACCAACGGCTCATCGCTGACTTCGGGCAACAGAAGAATGACGGTGGCTGGCAGGAGGGTGAGTTCAAGACCAAGAGCGGTGTGAAGTTCCTTGCCTGCGGTCGCGGTCAGTCGCCCCGTGGCCTGCGCGACCGTGAGGCTCGTCCGGACTACATCGTCATCGACGACTTGGACGATGACCAGCTGTGCCGCAACGAGAAGTTGGTGCATGACCTTACGGACTGGGTGAAGGAGGCGCTCTTCGGTGCGCTCGATGTGGGTCGTGGACGCTTCATCATGGTGGGCAACCTTATCAGCAAGAACTCTGTGCTCTACAACATCTCGCGCACAAAGGGCGTGTTTCTCTCCAAGATACAGGCGGTGGACCGAAACGGCGAACCAGTGTGGAAGGAGAAGTGGACGAAAGCGGAGGCACAGGCTTACCGCGACTTCGTGGGCTACCGCGCATGGGAGAAGGAGATGATGCACAACCCTATCGTGGACGGCACCATCTTCCGTGCGGAGTGGATTCGCTACAAGCGTCTGCCCAAGCTCGAAAAGTACGACATGCTGGTGTGCTACACCGACCCGTCGTTCAAATCGACCACTTCCAACGACTACAAGGCGTGCCGCCTGTGGGGAAAGATTGGCTCGGAACTGCATCTCATCGATGCTTTCGTGCGCCAGGCTACGGTCAGCGAGATGGTGCGGTGGCTTTACGACCTCTATGAGCGCACACGCGACACGGTGGCCGTGCAGTTCTTCATGGAGGCGAACTTCATGCAGGACGTGATTCTGGACGAGTTCGCCGTAGAGGGAAACCTGCGCGGATACCAGTTGCCCATCATGCCCGACAAGCGCAAGAAGCCGGACAAAATTCAGCGCATCGAGGCGGTCAGTCCGCTTTGGGAGCGTGGATTCGTTTTCTACAACGAGCGCAAGAAAGACGACCCCGACATGCAGGTGGGCATTGAGCAGACGCTGGCACTGGAGCGTGGCAGCCGTGTACACGACGATGCGCCCGATGCCGACGAGGGTGCGATATGGATTCTGCAGCGCAACACAAGACAGGAAAGTTTCAAACCGGTGTTCGGCAAGAGGCCGACCGCCAAAAACATTTGGTAACTATGATTCAAGTTATAAAGGACATTATCTGGGGATGGCAGTGCAAGCGTGCCATCAAGAAAGCCAACAAGCTCTCGGAGCTGCTTGGCATGAAATATTACGTGATTTACATGAACGGCTCGCTGAAGGTCGTGCCGAAACGCACCATCCGTGAACTGGTGGCAAAGCACCGCTTCCGCAAGGGTGTGAAGGTGGCTGACATCGAGCGTCGTGCCATTTATGTTACGCATTAAGAAAGGGGGCGCATCATGTTTATCACGGAAGAAGACTACAGGGTGGTCATCGGCGAGAATGCGCTGAAGGTGGTGTCGCAGGCCTCTGGGGAGATACGCGACAATGCGGAACTGGAGGCATGTGAGGAGATTGCCGGCTACCTCCGTCCGAAATACGACACGGAGGCGGTATTCTCGGCTGAGGGTGAGGAGCGCAACCGCCTGGTGGTGATGTATGCCGCCGACATTGCGCTCTACCACATGATCGCAGCGATGCCTCAGAAAATGGGCAGCGAGATACGCAAGGAACGCTACGAGCGTGCGGTCAAGTGGCTGGAAGGTGTGCAAGCCGGGAAAATTATCCCCGACCTGCCGCTCGCCACCGACGAGGACGGCACACCGACAGGCGACCTGCTCATATTCGGTTCACAGAAACAATTACGACACAACTGGTAACGCTATGGATATAAAGAATTTTTTCAGCGGTATGTTCGGTGGCGGTCAGAACGTGCTGCACACACCATACGGCGACCTGCATCTTGCCAAGTCGTCAGACCGCAAGCGCGTGAAGAAGATGGTCATCGAACTGGAGCGCACCACCGATGCGCTCACGCGCAGGGACATCGCCGACTGGCGACAGGCTTGGCAGATGGCCATCAATGTGGACAGCCCGAACCGCCAACGCCTTTACGACATTTACCGCGATGTGGAGATTGACCTTCACCTCTCGGGTTGTGTGCGCCAGCGTGTGGGATTCGTCATGGCGAAGTCGTTCAAGCTGGTAGATGCCAAGGGCAACGAGGACGAGGAGGCGCACCATTATTTTGACCAGTCGTGGTTCAAGCAGCTGCTTGAATATGCACTTGCCGCCAACAACTGGGGACACTCGCTCATCGAGCTTGGCGACCTCACCACCGACGGCGACGGCTGCGTGTGCTATACGGACGTGAAACTCATTTCACGAAAGCATGTCATTCCGGAATACGGGCGTGTCATTCAGCAGCTCGGGCAGGACTGGACTTCGGGCATAGACTACCGCTCGGCTCCGTTTACAGACTGGCTCATCGAAGCTGGACGGCCTGACGACCTCGGACTGTATCTGAAGGCTGCCACGCAGACCATACCGAAGAAGAACATGCTGGCGTTCTGGGATTCATTCGGTGAGATCTTCGGTATGCCGATGCGCATCGCCCGCACCACCTCACGCGACCCCAAGGAGATGGGACGACTGGAGCAGATGCTGAAGGGCGCAGGGGCAAGCCAATACATGGTGGCTGGGCAGGACACGGAGATTGAGTTTGTGGAGAGCGGCAAGGGCGATGCCTTCAACGTCTATGACAAGCGCATCGACCGGGCGAACTCGGAACTCTCGAAACTCATCATCGGGCAGACCATGACCATTGAGGACGGCAGCAGCCTCTCGCAGTCGGAAACGCACCTGGAGGTGTTCGAGAACCTGGTGGAGAGCGACTGCACCATGCTGCGCGACATCGTGAACAACCAGCTGATCCCGCGCATGGTGAAGCACGGCTTCCCTGTCAAGGGACTGCGCTTTGAATGGGACGATGCGGTGGACTATACCCCGGAGCAGCAGGTGGCATACGAGACGATGATTGCCGACCGATACGAGGTGGACCCGACATACTTTGCGGAGAAGTACAGCATGCCTGTGGGGGAACGGCGCAACGCCACACCCATGCTACCCGGTGGTGGGGACGATGATGATGAGGGTAACAACAAGCCAGACGACAAGGACGGCAAGAAGAAACAGCAGCAAAACGTACACGGCAGTTTTTTCGATTAAGCCCCAGTGATTATCTGGGGCTGCACCAACGCTACGCCCTGCTGTTAGGCGATGAGCCGCAGACTTTATCGCTGTCAAAGGAGCGTGAGGAGGAGATACGCAAGCAACTCACAGAGCTGTTCGATGGCATGATGCACACGCTCTACTCGTTGGAGGGTTCGCAGTTCCGCATCGAGGTGCTGGCCGAACCAAAAATCCAGAAGTTCATCGATGCCCATGCCGGTGTGCTGGACTCCACTTTCAAAAAGGTGGAGATGTCCGATGGCATGCGCAAGCGGCTCCAGCGGTCGGACTACATTTTCTCTGGCATGAAAACGTTCCATGAATTGAACGAGGCGTTCCCGTCCCTGCTTGACGAGAACGGTGAACGAAAGACATTCGAAGCGTTTTTGAACGACGTTCGGAAGATAGACAAGACCTACAACTCCAACTACCTCCGTGCGGAGTACAACTTCGTGCAGTCATCTGCGGAGATGGCTGCCAAGTGGGAACGGTTCTCGGAGGACGGCGACCGCTACAACCTTCAGTACCGCACGGCTGGCGATGGCAAGGTGCGCCCGGAACACGCTGCGCTCAATGGGGTAACGCTTCCACCTTCAGACCCGTTCTGGGAGGAATACTATCCGCCCAACGGCTGGAACTGCCGCTGTACTGTGGTGCAGGTGCGCAGGTCAAAATATCCGACTACACCGCACGACGAGGCGATGGCACTTGGCGAGGAGGCTTTGCAACGTGACACGAAGGGCATCTTCCATTTCAACCTCGGCAAGGAGGACAAGACGGTGCCCGACTACAACCCTTACACCATTCGCCGATGCAGGGACTGCGACATCGCAAAGGGCAAAATCAAGTTGGCGAGGTTCGTTCCCGAAAATGAGTTGTGCGCTGCGTGCAAACTGCTTCGGAGCATCAAAGAGGTTCAAAAAGAACATATCGAAAATAACCGCTCATTGTACGGTAAACTTATTAAAGACGAAAAATATAAAGATGTCACCTTTGATGAAAAGAACGGCGGTCTAAAAGCCACCCATATAGGGCACAATTTAGACAAAGACAAAGGCTGGTATGAAACCACAATACAAGATGTCGGATATAAGCATGGGCACTCTGTGATTTTAGAGGAAGAACCACAAAATGTCTATAAGGGTAAAAGCTGTGAAGGACTTTGGGACAATCTTAAATTTGAGGTTGCCGGTGCAGAAAGTGGCACACCTAACAATATTAGAAATGCGCTCAAACATTGTGCATCAAAACCTGAGTCAAGAATTGCAGTTTTGTTCTTCCCTAACGGTAACTTCTCTGCGGAGAATTTCCAAACTGGTCTTGCAAAATTCAATGGTCTAAAGGGGACATCTCAGCACAAGAAGTTTGATTTGATTTACTGCATACAAGGCGATGAAATCATACAAATAAAAAAGCCAAGTTAGAAAACTTGGCTGGAACGAGAGCGGGTCTCTAAAGGTTGCCCCATCCCTCGCATTGCAAAGGTAATAACAATTTTTCAAAACACATCAAGTTATGAACAAAATTATCTCATTTCTGAAGAAAAGTAACCGCTACAAGCATCTTGTCGGCGGTTTCATCGTTGGTCTGTGCGCTCTGTCGCCATGGTCGGCTATCTATTCAGCCATCATCGCAGCCTCCTGTCTTGAACTCAAAGACAAACTACACGGCTGCTCTTGGGACTGGATAGATTGGGCTTGCACGGTGTTCGGTGGCTTCATTGCCATGCTGTTTTGGTGCATTGCGTAATATTCTTACAAGTTTTGCACAGATATTCAGTAACTTTGCAGCCGGTAGAGCTACCCAATAGGCCGTGTGGTCTATCGCGGTTACAATAACGCCAACGCGAATGGCGGTGTGTCGTACGCGAATGCGAGTAACGATGCCTCGAATGCGAATGCGAACATCGGCTCGCGTCTCACCAACTATCAATCGGCGTACAACGATGGGGACGTGTCCCCAATGTCGTGCCGAGGGTGGCAAGCCACAGCAAAAGCAATTCTTTCCAATGTTGCAAGAATTGGAATGTTTTGGAAAGTATTGGAAAGCTGAAAAATCAAGTGTCGGGTAGAGTTTGGTAGGACGGAAACGTCTCGAAGAACTTAGGCCCGGGGAAAGGAAGGCCCATATCTTCCATTGTATAAACAACCAACAACTGATGCTATGCGCAGAGAAGGTCACATCATAGAGGAGATTGTCGAGTATTCCAACATGGCGGAATCATTCGACCAGGTTCTCAGTGGCACCAAACGGAAGAAAAGCCATTAGGGGCGTTACCTGCTCGCGCATCGTGAGGAGGTAATCAAGGAACTTTCTGAACGTATTGCTTCCGGAACGTTCCATGTGACCGCAAAGGACATTGAGGAGAAAGACATTATTGAGGCCGGCAAACTACGGCACATTCAATTCTTCAAGAAACTGAAGAACAGCATCGCCGTCCATGCCATCATGTCGGTGGTGGATAAGCATCTGAAGAAGCGGTTCATCAGAACGACCTCCGCAAGCATCAAGAACCGGGGAATGCACGACTTGATGAAGTACATTCGCCGTGACATACAGAAAGACCCGGAGGGCACAAGGTTCTGTTACAAGTTCGACATCTCCAAGTTCTACGAGAGTGTCAACCAGGACTTCGTCATGTACAGTGTGCATCGGGTATTCAAAGACAAGAAGCTCATAGCCATGCTTGACAACTTTGTCCGCATCATACCGCAAGGTATCAGCATAGGGCTGCGCTCGTCGCAGGGCTTGGGCAATCTGTTGTTGTCTGTGTATTTAGACCATTATCTGAAGGACAGGTACGGCGTGCGTCATTTCTACCGCTATTGTGATGACGGCGTGGTACTCGGAAAATAGAAAGCGGAACTGTGGGAGATTCGTGATGCCGTCCATGAGCAGCTGGAACAAATCAACTTGAAGATTAAGGCCAACGAGCGTGTGTTCCCCGTGGACGAGGGCATTGACTTCTTGGGGTATGTCATATATCCCGACCATGTGCTGCTACGCAAGCGCATCAAGCAGAAGTTCGCCCGAAAAATGCACGAGGTTAAATCGAAAAAGAGGAGGCGTGTCTTGATAGCAAGTTTCTACGGAATGGCAAAACACGCCGACTGTATAATGTTGTTCAATAAATTAACAGGCAAAGAAATGAAATCATTTAAGGATTTGAATGTCGCTTACAAGCCGGAAGACGGCAAGAAGCGATTTGCGGGTGCGGTGGTAAGCATCCGCGAGTTAGTGAACCTGCCCATCGTGGTGAAGGACTTCGAGGTCGGAGTCAAGACCAGTCAGGGCGAAGACCGCTGCGTGGTGTCCATCGAACACAACGGCGAGCCGAAGAAGTTCTTCACCAACAGCGAGGAGATGAAGAACATTCTCCAGCAAGTAAGTGAAATGCCGGACGGCTTCCCGTTCGAGACCACCATCAAGGCGGAAACCTTCGGCAAGGGTAGAACAAAGTACATTTTCACATGATGAACAGAGTAAACGGAGCACAGGGGGTGAAGCTACTTGAATGCACCAACCCCGTAAAAGACAAGTGGCGCGTCCGCTGGGACGTGCATGACAACGAGGACGGCTCTGCCGACTACATGGAGGCGGAGTTCAACGGCAAGCCATCTGAGGACGCCATCAAGACCATGGTGTCGGAATGGTTCAACGACCGCACCAACGAGACCATACTTTCGGGCTTCGTGTGGAACGGCATGAGCGTGTGGCTTTCCACCGAGAACCAGTTCAACTACAAGACAGCATACGACCTTGCGGTGCAGTCTGACGGCAAGACATTGCCGGTCACGTTTAAGTTCGGGACGGACGATGTGCCATGCTATCACACATTCACCGACATCGACGAACTGACGGACTTCTACACCAAGGCCATGCAGCATATCCAGGACACGCTGGCTGACGGTTGGAAACGCAAGGATAATTTCAATTTGGAGTTATACCGAGACTAAGAACAATCCCTTCGGGGGAGGGTTAAAAAAAAGCCCCCGGCCTGTTAAATAGTCGTCTCACTTACCATTTGAACATAAAGTACCACTCATCGGCACGACCGGGGGCGTAGACCCTCGCTCGCCAATGAGTAGCTTTTTTATGTTTAAGCGCAACGCCGCGCTCTATGATAAGTGAGACGGTGCAAAAGAACTAATTTTTTCTGAGAATGAAACTGATAGAGATACTGAAATTGAACAGGGAACTGCTGATTTACTTCCAAAAGGCTGGAATCAGGCTGGACGATGTGCAATACATCGACCTTTTTAATGAATACCGCACGCTTTCCGCACAGGGCGAGAAGGTGTCCTATATCGTGGCAAGGCTCGCCACGGAGTATGCCGTCAGCGAGCGCAAGGTCTATAACCTCATACGGCGTTTCAAAACCGACTGCAACCTGCTTGCAGTGTAACGTGGTGGCTCGCCCATGGGGAAGAGTTGCTGCAGTATTACCTTTGCACCGTTTTCAAATTCAAAACGGTCATGAACAAATACCATCAAATTTTGCAGAAGGTGCTTGCCGAGGGCAAGTGCCAACAAAACAAGAAGGGGAGCATACGCTATCTGCTCAACGAGCGGTTGGTGCTTTCCCCTGCCGACCTACTCGACATTTTCGAGGGGCACGGCATCGCACGCAAGAAGTTAAGGAACGAGCTACAGCTATTCATGCAGGGCGAGCGCAACGTGGAGAAGTACCGCGAGGTGGGCATCAACTGGTGGGACTACTGCGGTGCCATCCTTGTGAACTCCTACCCCACCTATTTTGAGAAACTGCCACCGCTCATTGCCAAAATCAACCGCGAGAAGCGCAACAGCAAGAACTATGTGCTATTCCTCGGTTCCACCGATGCGGAGACAAATCAGGCTCCGTGCCTGTCGCTCGTTCAGTTCCAGATAGAGAACGGCGAACTGGTGGTGTCGGCATACCAGCACAGCTCGGACGCGAACCTCGGCTTGCCTGCCGACATCTACCACCTCTACCTTATGGCCCGGCAGATTGACTTGCCTTTGAAGTCCATCACGCTGAACCTTGCGAATGTGCATATCTACGAGAACAACATCAGCCACACACGCCAGTTGCTCGACGGAAACGAGAACGTGAGATTTGAACTGAACGTGTAGCCATGAGAAAACAGTATTTATCGGCACCGCTCCCATTCGTGGGGCAGAAGCGCATGTTCGCGCGTGAGTTTATCAAGGTTCTCAAGCAATATCCAGAGGACACGGTATTCGTGGATTTGTTCGGCGGTTCGGGTCTGTTGTCGCACATTGCCAAGTGCCAGAAGCCGAATGCCACGGTCATATACAACGACTTCGACGGCTACCGCAACCGCCTGCAACACATTCCGCAGACCAACCGCCTTTTGGCTGACCTGCGCAAAATGGTGGAGGCGGAAGGCGTACCCAAGCACAGCTGCATCCGTGGCGACTTGCGCGACCGCATATTCGCCCGACTGGAGCAGGAGGAGCGTGAGGTCGGGTACATCGACTTCATCACCATCACGTCAGGACTGATGTTCTCCATGAAATACAAACTGAGCATCGCGGAGATGCGCAAGGAGGCTCTCTACAACAACCTGCGCAAGACGGACTATCCTCTCTGCGATGACTACTTGGAGGGCATCACGGTGGTGTCGTGCGACTACAAGGAGGTATTCGCCCGATACAAGGACATGCCGAATGTGGTGTTCCTTGTCGATCCGCCGTATCTCTCCACCGATGTGGGTACATATAATATGTACTGGAGGCTGTCAGATTACCTTGATGTGCTGACCATTCTTGCCGGTCATCGTTTCGTTTACTTCACTTCCAATAAGTCGTCCATCATCGAGCTTTGCGAGTGGATGGGCAGGAATCCGACCGTGGGCAACCCATTCAGAAACTGTCACAAAGTGGAGTTCAACGCCACCGTGAGCTACAGCTCGCACTACACGGACATGATGCTGTTCACCGATGCCGTCTGACGGTGTTATAATTCAATTCTGACAACATAACAAGAGCGTTCCAAGCAATCAGCCGGGAACGCTCTTTCTGTTTGATACGGGGCAAATCAGAGCCGTTTTATGGCGACATACTGATATACCTCTATGGTCTCCACGATGTCCTCGTGGTCATGGTTGGTGATGCTCTGCGCAAGGTCAAGTTCTCCGAAGGTTTCGCCCTCCAGGTTGGCAAGCCTCCTGTGGATTCTGTCGGGCAGGTCGAACACCTCCAGCGCATCTTCCTTGAACGGACTGCCCTCACTGGCAGCGCCTGCCCAGTCGGTGACGATGTGGAGGGTTATCTGTGGCTCGGCACGGTATTCCACTCCGTTCACTATCGGTTTCCACTGTATCGGGCCGAACTCCACGAACACGGCCGGTCTCTCCCACCCTTCCTCCTGCTCGATGAACTCCACGTTGCGGTTCCACAAGTCGATGTGCTTTATCTCCGCTATAGCTCCGAGTTCCCTGCAAAGGAGGTTATAAAGTTCTTTTCTCATTTTCGCTTGATTTCAAATTCCACATTAAAGTATTCGGTGATGTTCTCCTCCACGATGTCGCGGACTGCCTTTTCCACTTCGGGCGACACACCCAGGAAACGTCTGCGCGGTATCTTGATGCTCTTGCCCTCTTTCATCAGCGCCATGTACTTCCAGAACTCGGCCTCGGTGCTCAGCTGGACGGTTCGTTTGTCGTTTCGCCGCTCGCCGTTCTTTTTACGACCGAACGCACCGGAGGTCTCGTAATACTTTGCCCAGAAGAAACGTTTCATCTTCTTCGTCACCTTTATCTCGCCTCCGTCGTTATGTATGGCTGCATACGGCAACGTGGTGAAGAACGTGATGCTGTTCTCTGTGGTTCGGCTTGATATGCTCTGGCGGAGGGTGCCGGTGTCTATCAGTATGGAACCGCCCGGCCGTGTGGGGCTTTTCCTGCGCTGCCATGCCTCACTGAAGAAAGCCTGACGCTCGAAGTTCCTGTCGAACTCGTCGCTCATCTCCACCCTAATGTCGCTTAGGATATTGCGGATTATTTTCTGTACGTCCTGATTCATCGTCAAAGTCAAACTGAAGAAATGTCTGTGCCTCCTGTGGCACTTCGTTCTTCGGGTCGCAGGAGGCATTGAGGAGGTTGTAGAAGGTACGTTCACATATACAATAAACAGGATACACGAACCTACGCCATATCTCGCGGTTGCTGATTCCGCTCTTGGCATGCTGCTCGTATATCCTATTTATGTCGGTGACACGTTTCTGGTAACTTGCTCCTCGCCTCTTTGCCATAAACTGTTTTTACTGTCTTTCTCTCGGTTTGTAGGGACGGATGTCGTAGGTCATCTTCGCGCTGACGGTCACTCTGCCCGTTCCCTCGCATTGCTCACATGTATGTTCCTCACTTGTCTCGCGGTTGCGGAGACGGCCCGTGCCGTAGCATTTCCGGCACAGGGCCACTTTGGGTTTCTTCTCTACTTCCTGTATCATGTCGTTTCGCCTTTAGGATTCTGTCATTCCGAGCGGTATGGGTTTCCACATTCCGTTCTCGTTCTTTATCTCGGCCCTGATGAACTGCTTGCTCACCTCCGGCTGGTAGCTTTCCTCGATGATGCGCACACCTTCAAGGAAACGCTCGTCACCGGTGTCCTGCGCCACCTTGCGGAGCTGCACAATACGGCTTGCCTTCAGTGTTCCTTTGGCATCACGCGCCAGCAGACGGAACACCATGTTCACCAGTGCCTGTGTCTTGTCGTCGTTGGCAAGGCTGGCGATGTACTCCTTCACGATAGCGATGCCGTCCTCCACCGTGTCACGGTAGCCGTCGGTCACATACACGCCGAGCGTGATGCGCTTGTTGCCCTCGGAGTTGGTGAACGTATGGCTGCGCTGGTCGTCCTTGACCTTGGTCTTGAACAGGTCGGACTTCATCTCCAGTATGGTCTTGAAGTTGTCCATCACCTTTTGCTTGCTGTCCTTGATTTGCTCGCTGATGCTGAGGAGCACGGGTATGGAGTGCTCTATCTCCTCGTCCACGAGCTGTTTGTACTCTTCACGCTCAGCCTTGGCTTTCGCCTCTGCCTCTTTCTTGGCTTTCGCCTTCTGGAATGCCCGGTACTCGGCCATCTCCTCTGCCGTCATTTCAACGGTCTGCTTGTTGTTTCCTTCCATTTCTTTGTCTTTTTATGGGGTTAGTCCTCATCATAGTTCTGCATCTCCGGCTCGTCTATAAGCATAGCCTCCTGTTGTGCGTATGCCCAGTCTGCCAACTCGCCGAAGAACTCGGCGGCCTCTTCGCGCTCCATGTCAAGGGTGGCTTCGAGGACTTGCTGTCTCAGCACCTTCAGTGCCTGTTCCTGTTTCCTTTCCATATCTGTCAGCATGTTGGGGTGTTTGCGTCCATGCGGATAACATAGGCTACGTCCACCTGTGGTTTGACTTCCGTATTCTTTGGCTTCAGTCCGCCCTTGCGCCTGATAGAGCGGAGCTTTACAGAAAGTTGCTCCAATTCCTCATTGCTTAGTCGGGCGAACACCTTGCCCGCGATGCGCGGGTCCTGGCAGAAGGCGTTGATGCGTGTCCAGTCGGTGGTGTCGATGCCGAGTTTCTGCATGAGTTTCAGGCACTCGCTCCTGCGTTTCTTCTGCTCGTCTTTCTGGCCGTTCAGTTTCTCCAGTGCGTCACAGCAGTCGTTGTATTCTCTCCGCGTCATCTCACGGAGGCTGTCGGTGCGGTTCCAGGTGTACTGCAGCACGACCTGTTTTTTGAACTCCTCGCGGCTGCCGTTATACGGCAACTTGTTAAAAGCCGCAAAGAACCGTGCGAAATTGGTTACTTCCTGTGCCATGGTCATTTTCCCTTTACAAGTTCCTTGACTGATGCTATGGCAGCGCACATCATCATCAGTTTCACGGTCTTGGCTTCTCCCTCAAATGCGTTATAGTCGCATTTGATAGGGGCTTTGCTCATTGCATCCCAAATCTGTTCCGCCTCCTCGTCCTTCTTCTGGTCCATCAGAAAAAGAAACGCATCATATTCGGAGCGGTCAAACTCAAACACCAGTTGTACTTTCTTTTCTTCCATATTTTCTATGTTTTAATGTTATTCGAACAATACTTTAATGCCGCACGAACTGGCAACATCAAGTTCCAGTTTTGCGCCCTTGCTCAATTCCCAGCCCTGCAGCATGTAGATGCAGTCGCATTCCAAAAGCAGGGCGATGTCCCTTCTCATGTGTTCCCTCCAGTGTGCGTCCTGCGATATGCCGTTCTCAAACGGGTTCACCGGCTCGTAGCCTTTTATGGAAAGATAGCGTGCCGCATGGTTAAAGGCAGCCATGCGCTCCTCAAGGTCGTAGTGGGCTATCGCTCCGCTGATATAAACTTTCTTCTTCATCTCTGTTATGTTTTAGTTGTTAGACTTGTCGTTGTAAGCCTCTACTGCTTTTTCTGCCCAGATGGTGTAGTATTCGCTCACGTTGCCCGAATACCGCCCTTGGCAGTAGGCTCGGAAACCTTGTGTCCTCACCTTCACGCCTGCCGCGTATTTCAGTCTGATGGCAGGTTTTCCCAAGGGTTTCCCTTTGTCCTCCTGGCTGACGAAGATAAAGGTCTTACGCTTGAAGCGGTCTATCAGTGCCCTGGTCAGCGAATACTCCCACCCTGCCTCGTATGCGTACTGATAACTGTCCACGATGATGAACTTGGCGCTCTTGGGCTTTGCCAGCCGTTCCTCCAGCGCCTTGATGTCTCCGTCGGTGATGATGCGGAACGAGCCTTGCACCTCGGTCATCTTGAACTGGGCGAGCCGTCTTTGCATCGACAGCCCCACACCTTCCTCCAAGGACACATACAGTACGCTGCCTATTCCGCAGAGCATCTTGGCGAACTGCATCACAAAGGAACTCTTGCCGCTGGCACTGGGTCCGCTGATGAACCATGTGTCGCCCTCTTCCGGCTGGCCGAACACGTCTTTCCATTGTCCTTCAAATGGAAGTGCCTTGCACTTGATGTTCGCCACGTCCTTGGGACTGTATGCTCGCTTTGCCATATCACTTCTCCGTTTCAATAAGTTCAGACACAACAGCGTCCGCTATCTTTACCGCATACTTGGCAATGTGTTCGGCTGTCATTTCTTCACGTTCATGGTAAAGGGCTGGAGCCACAAACAATGCAGCCTTGGCCAATTCATAGCGACGCTGTTCCCAGTCCACTTCGTTATTCCGTTGTCGGCGATTCATCTGTATAACCGCATCCATATATTGCATTTCCATCTTCGTCATCATGCCTGTACTCTTTTAAGTTTCTCTATTTCCGTGTAAACTCGTCTCAGTCCCCCACCCGACTTGCGTACCAGTGTGGCAATGTCCGCGCCTTCGGGGGCGTTCGCCCGTGCCACAACGCTTGCCTGGTCTTTCAGGAACTTCTCGCGCTCCTTGCAGTCATCGGGTGTCACCTTGGAGTAGCGGTCGCCATAACGACTGAGCATTTCGGTGTAGCCCACTTTCTTGCACTCTATGGAGCGGTTGATTCTCGCCTTCAGTCCGTCGGCTCCCATCATATACCATGCGCAGCATCTCTCGGTGGCGTTCCACAGGGCTTTGAGTTCCAGAAATGCCTCATACTGCAGGTCGCCGGCCTCGTCCAGAATGATGAGCGGTGTTTCGATGGAGCGGAGGTAATAGACCAAATCCTCGTACACGTCGCTGTATCTGCCGTTGCCGCCGACACCGAACTCGGTGGCTATCTTGCGCACTAATTTCAGTTTGGTCTTCACCTGCGAGCAGTCCACATAGATGGCGTTGCGGTGTCCTTGCACATAGTAGCGTGCCGTGAATGTCTTGCCGATGTTGGGTATGTCGCAAAGTATCGCGCTCAGTCCGCTCTGCTGGCTGAACTCCAGCTGCTTGGTGATATAGTCGAATGTGGCGGTGCGTGCCGGTTTCCATTCGATGCCTCCTCTGAGGTTCACGCCCAACTTCCGGGCGATGGTTATCCAGTTGGCCTCGCTCAGTGCCTCGTCGGTCTGGCCATTCTTGATGGCGCTATATACCGAGGTGCTGATGCCCAATGAGGCTGCGTGCTTGGCGTCGCTCGGATAGTTCGTGCGGTTGGCGGCTATCGCCTCCAGTATCCGCTTTTTGTTCTCTGTCGTTATCATTGTCTCACGTTATTTTATTGTCGTTCTAATTCTATTCTAATACCGTTCTAAAGGTCTGCCAACGGGTCTGAAACGTGGTAGGTCACTTCCATTTCCGGCTCGTTCTCTATCGGGGGAAGTTCAAGCGGTGGCGGTGGTGCTACCTCCTCACGGGTCGGCTCTGCCTTGGATATGCCCACGCCCTGAATGGCGTTCTTCTTGACGTAGGCGTTGAATGCCGCTATCTTCTTCTGCTGAGCAACGAATATTTCTTTATCCTCGTCTGTCTGCTCGGCATCGGCGGTGTTGAACGTGCCCACATCTTCGAGTTTGTCGATAAGGCGGTCGTTCTGGAAGATGTACACGTCGGTCGCGTTGCCGTCCTCGTCGGTCAGCCAGTAGGCATCCACCTTGTAATTGTTCGGGGCAAGTCTTTCTATTACCTCGGTCTTGCTCAGCCACCAGTCCTTGTATGCCACCCTGCAGTAACTGTTCCTGCGTATGGAGGTCTCGGTGTGCTCTCCGATGAAACGTGCCCACACAGATTTGTCCATTGGCTGGAGCGTGGGGTTCATGTTGGCTTCAAGCACCTGCCAGCGTGTCATGCCGGGATATTTCTTCTGGTTCGGGTGGAGGGTGTTGTTGAACTCATTGATGTCGCGTATATCATCGGCAATCAGTTCGTCCCAGCTGTAGTACTGCCGGTCCTCATAGGTGTCGTTCTTCTCGTCAAACACCTTCTTGGCCTCCGTGCGGTAGTGTCTGTCCTTAGCGTAGAAACGTCCGATGCCGAGGTGGTTGCGGTGCTCCACGCTGCGTTTCTTGGCTCCGTTCATCGGCTCGGCGTATTTCTCCTGCGAGTTCATCGGGGCGCAGAAACGCACGAATGGGAACAAAACGCCTGCCTTCAGGAAACTGTCTTTCCATTGGGTCATCAGGTGGTTCTCCACCTCTACCTGTGCAGGGCAGCCCCACCCTTTGCTTTCTATCAGTCGGAACATGGAGCGGAAGCAGCCGGCCACCAGGTCCACGTTCTTGTTGCGGTTGTAGGCGTAGCCCACCACGCACTGGCTTGTCACATCGTAGGCGTAGTATGCCTTTGGTCTTGCCTTGGTGTCCTTCAGTTTGCGTGGGAGGTCGCGGTCATCGAATGAAATCTTCGAGAACGAGAACTCCGGAGCATGGCGGTGGACGTGGGGCATCTGCTCGTGCATGAATGTGGTGTAGGAATTTTGCTGCTTCGCAATAAAAAGACGGGCATCAGGTCTGTTCAGATAGTTGGTGATGGTGCTTTCGCTCAGCGACTTCGGGTCTCCGTTCTTGTCAGCCCATTCACTTGGGTCGAAAAGTTCGCCTGTCTCCGGGTCGTACACGTCCAGCTCGCCGCACACGAATGAGTTGTACATTTCCCACACGCTTGTATTGAACGGCTGGTTCGGCTGCACGGCTATCGACCATATAAGGCGCATTGTTCGGTAGTCCACCTTACGGCTTGCCTGGTTGCCGAACTTGCGGCTGATGAGGCATTGGTATCCTTCTCTCTGGTACTCGTTCACCTTCTTGCGGAAGCGCAGCATGCTTGCCGGCAGTGTGTGTCCTGTCTTCATGCGGTAGCCTTCCACGGCCTGCGACATCATGCTCCAGTCATACTTCTGCCCCATCGTCTTTTGTATCGCCTTGGCGTTGTTGTAGAGCTTGATGCAGGCGTTCAGCACACTGGCATTGGTCACATACTCCTTCACATGGGCATCGGTGGCGTGGTCGTGTCCGCACTGGTTGCGCCAGTCGTTGAAATAGGCCACGGCTGCTTGGTCCACCTCGTAGTTGGCATCAAGCCAGGCAAGCAGCACCTCCATTGAGGGGTCGGGGTACAAAGTCTTGAGTTTCTTCTGATAGACATCGGGCAGACTGCTGACCGCAATGAGCGCGTAGTTGTTTGCGGAGCCTCCTCCACGACGCACTACATCTATGCGACCGCGTGCAGAGAGCTGCTTGTAGTTGGAAACGGTCATAACGCCTCCGTCCACAAGTTCCCGCATCGAGATGCAAAGTCTGTTATCGTGGTACTCCATAATCTATCCTCCTTATCTCAATTCGCTTGCGTACTTCTGAATGGCAGGAATATCTCGCACCATCACATTATCATAATGGCGCACAACTTTACCTTTATACAGAACATCACAGCCAGCATCACCTTTCTTTGCGAACTCCAGTTCAACACCATTTGGGAAGTATTGGCGCATATATTCGTCAGAATCGTGAAGAGTTTCAACTTCTGGCGTTACGACCATAATGATACCTCCACTCTCCATGGCGAGCCTGCGTATCTTGCGAGCCAAGTCAGTGTTTCCACGCTCACCTTCAAATCGGAGGGCATAGTAAACCATACGCTCTGTCACCTTCAACGAGGCCATTATGAACTCGCGGTCTTCTTTCTTAATGTGAATATACCTTTTCATGTCTCACTTGTTTTGATGTTATACATATTGTGGAGTGTGGGGAGTCGAACCCCGTGGCTATCCTACGCTCTTCGCTTTCGCTTATTCCAACTTTCCGGCCACTGCAACCGTGCCACTCCTGCGGTCTTTCCCGCCGTCATCCGAGGCAAGCCCTTACCGACTATCCAGTACGGTGGCTGACTATCCAGTGCAGCACTAAGGGCTTCCGTGTTATCCTTCAATCTTTTTACCCTCGGCTATCTCACTCAGGAACCTGCAGTACATGTTGCGCAAATCCTGTTTCTCCTCAATCATCCATACATAGGCAACATTCATCGCCTCGCTTGTACTTCTGCATTTCAGCGAGCACTCAAGGAGGTCGTGTTCCAGATTGTACCTTCTTGTTTCGATGGCTTTCTCAATTTCATCAATGCCAGACTCCTTGATGATGCTGCGCAATGCACAAAGCTCTTTGTATTCCATCTGGGACTTGTACATCGCCTCTGCATACCATCTGAAGAAGTAGTCGTAATCCTCATTAAAGCAGTCGGTGTACTTCTCAATGTCTTTCTCCTGCCGTTCGATGATGACATTCACACGGCTTTCAAGCCATTCTTTGATATTCTTGCTCATTGTCTCACTTATTTTATTTCGTTGATAATCGGTCTTACGCTACAGCCATAGCAGGACATCAGGCGTCTCACAAGTTTTGTCACATAGAAATCGGGAGCCGTGAACACGATGCCGTCCTCTTCCGTGTAGCTGAAACTTACACCGTCCATTATCAGAACCATTGCCACCTTGTGCTTCACGCTCTGCGTCTGCCACTCCTTTAATTCGCTGTCGTTCATATTCTTTAATTGCTAAAATTCGTTATTCTCGGCCTTTTTTCGTATCTTTGGCCGCTCGTTCAATCTTGAACACGTTGCAAAGATAGTGATAATTTGTCAACCCGACAAATATATTCGGGAATTATTTTTAACTTATGGGTAATATTTTATCAAGAATACAGGAAATAGCCTCTAATGAGGGGATAACCATCGGCGCTCTTGAACGTCAGATTGGCGCAAGTAAGGGTGTTTTGTCCCGTGCCATAAACAACGGTACAGACATTCAGTCTAAATGGGTTCAAACGATAGTTGAAAATTACCCCCAATATTCAGCTCGTTGGCTCATGATTGGAGTTGGAAGCATGCTTGAAAACAACGCCGATAAACAAATTCAGGGGGAGGCGAATGATGATCAAAAAAAACACATCGCTGTTCCAGTTCCAGACAACAGCCACGAGGGTATTCCGCTTATCCCCATTGACGCAATGGCAGGTGCTTTGACAGACGAGAGAACCGTACTTGAATATGAATGTGAACGTTACGTTGTACCTGCATTTAAGGGCGCAGACTTTCTCATTCCCGTAAAAGGTTCAAGCATGTACCCAAAATATAGTTCTGGCGATATTGTCGCTTGCCAACGAGTTCCGATGTCTGATTTATTCTTTCAATGGAATAAAGTTTATGTTATAGACACAAATCAAGGCGCACTCATTAAACGCATAAAACCTGGGAGCGACAAAGACCATGTCCTCATCGTATCGGACAACGAAAAATACGACCCGTTTGAGCTTCCATACTCAGCCATTCACGCAGTAGCCTTAGTTATCGGTGTCATAAGGTTAGAATAG